CGCCAAAGACCAATGACAAAGAAAAGACTTACACAGTTTTTAACTGAGCCCGAGAAAATGGACGAAGAAACAAAACTGCGTTTAAATAGAAACAAGCAAATGATTGACCTAAGCTTGGTACCTCAAGAATACAAAAAAGAGATTCTTGAGCAATATAATAAAGACAAAGAAATTGGTCGTGAACATCTCTTTAATTTCTTTGTTAAGAAAAAGTTGAAAAACTTGATTACAGATATACAGGATTTTTAATTATGGCAATTAGATTATCAATGACCGAAGTTCTATCTGAACTTCCAAAAAAGAAAAGTAAAGCAGATAAAGTTGCATGGCTTCGTAAGAATGACAATGTACCTTTTCGTAATGTTTTACGTTTAATATATGATGAGAGTATTGAGTTTCTATTACCCGATACTCCTCCACCGTGGAAACCAAACGAATTTGAAGATGAAGCAAAAACTATGCTTTATCGTGAAGCAAGACGTTTGAAAATCTTCTTTAAAGGTGGTGGTTACGACGATATGAAACAAGTCAAGCGTGAGCAATTATTCATTACACTTTTAGAAGCTATCGATAATGAAGATGCTGAACTACTAGCAAATAATATGTTATCTCATACAAAAGTGAAAGGATTAACTTTACCAACATTGTTAGAAGCTTTTCCAGACTTACTAACAGCTCCTATGGATATGCGATAGAAGGAATTACATTATGCCTAAGCGATTTAGAGATTATCGCAAAGGTGACGGTTGGGGAGAAGACCCTCGCAAAGAAGACCGTCTAAATGAAAAGCGTAAAAATAAGCGCCGTCAAACAAAGCGAAAGCAAAGGCTCAAAGATAAGTATGACTACTAATGTCGCTATACTTACGAATTTTCGTACAGGTAGTACCAATTTTACATTACAAAAATCTGAAGAATATGATTTACCTTATAAGGGTGAATTGTTTTCGCATGAGCGACAATTTTCTATTGGCAATTTATTAAGTAGTTCTGAGTTTAGTGCAAAGTACAAATATAAAGACCGCAATATTGCCAATTATGCTTTAAGTAATTGGAATATATTTGATGAGCTTAGAGCAGGACACCCTGCTTGTTATAAAATTATGCCATCTCATTTTCACAAACGAATGCATCAGCGAACTGCAACAGATATGTTTCAGCTACAAACTGTATTAGAGCATGCTGATAAAGTCTATTATCTTTATCGCCGAGATTTACGTGCTCAAATTATGAGTTGGTTAGCTGTTCGAAGAGATGGCTCGTTTGGACATACAGGTTTTATTACCAATGTACCAATGACTTATAAAACTAAAGAAGAAGATTATGTTAAACGTATGAAACAATTACATGGTGGAGAAATAGTAGGCGAAACTTATCAAGCTACATTTGACGCAGATGACCCTGTATTCCACGCAAAAACAACTATGTCTATACAATCATTGGTTCGTCAATTAGTAGAAAATTACGACGATATGGCTGAAATGTATAAAAGGGTACCAGGTGAACTAGTTTGTTACGAGGATTACTTTGTTGGTGACAAATATAATCCCTATAATAGAGAGATAACTTGGACTGGTGAGCCTGAGATTGACCAGTATGTAACAAATTGGGACATAGAAAAACTATTCAAATAAGGGTTGACATTTACAGTAAAACATGTTACAATATCTAATAATGAATAGGAAAAGGATAAATTATGGACCATAGAACTGATAAATTAATACTAGTAGATTGCGATGGTGTACTACTAGACTGGAAATACGCATTTTATAAATGGATGTCAGAAAACGGCTACGAAGTTGTAACAGAAGGTGTTTACGATGTAGCAGAAACTTTCGGTATAACAAAAGACGAAAGTAAAAAATTGGTAAGACAATTCAACGAATCAGCAAGGATTGGATTTCTACCAGGATTGCGAGATGCAATCAAATATGTTAAAAGATTACACGATGAAGGATATATCTTTCATTGTATTACCAGCTTAAGTACTGACTTTTATGCTGGAAAGCTCAGACAGCAAAATCTAGAAAAACTTTTTGGACCAGCTGTATTTGAGAAAATAGTCTGTTTGGACTGTGGAGCTGATAAAGACGATGGGTTATTACCATATAAAGATAGTGGATGTATCTGGGTTGAAGATAAGCCACTTAACGCTGAATGTGGATATAATTTAGGGCTAAGGTCAGTATTAATTGAACATTTATTTAACTCTGATTACGAAAACGATTCCATTCCAAAAGTAAAAAATTGGAAAGAAATATACGAAATGATAGTAAAATAGTAATAAATAAAATAATGATAGATTGGATATTTAATTAATGCCAACATACGAATTTCAAAACACCGAAACCGGTGAAACCTTTGAGAAAATTCTTAAACTCTCAGAGCGCGAACCCTACCTCAAAGAAAATCCTCACTTAAAGCAAATAATTTCTGGAGCACGACCTGTGATTGACAGTGCTCGACTTGGTCGTATGAAACCCGACCAAGGTTTTCGTGATATACTTTCGTCAATGAAAAATAACAAAAGCTATACAGGAAACAAGATAAATGACTGGAAATAGAAATTTATCTTCCATTAACAAGGAGATTATATATGTCCAAACAACGTCGTATTTCACAAAAGGAGAGAAGAAGACTCACTAAGAATGGTAACGGAACACTAGATAGAAAATTTAGTATGCGACCCATTCAGCCAATCACAGATACTCAACAAGAATTATTTGATGATTATCGAACAGGCTATAATATAGCTGCGGTTGGTACGGCAGGAACAGGTAAAACGATGTGTGCATTATACCTTGGTCTAAATGATATTATGAACAAAGATGAATATGACCAAATTGTAATCGTACGCTCGGCTGTACAAACAAGAGAACAAGGTTTTATGCCTGGTTCACAAGCTCAAAAAGAAGCAGTTTATTCAGTACCTTATGCCGATATAGTAAATGATTTATTTGGCCGGGGCGATGCCTGGGAAATTCTTAAACAGAAAAACCAAGTAAAATTTATGACTTCATCTTTTGTGAGAGGATTGACATTTGATAATTCGATTATTATAGTCGACGAATGTCAAAGCATGACGTACCACGAGTTAGATAGTATTATTACTCGTGTTGGTGAGACAAGCAAAATTATTTTCTGTGGTGACACAGCTCAAGATGATTTAGCAGGAACTAGACACAAACACGATGTCTCTGGTCTTAGTAGTTTTATGAAAGTACTAGAAAAAATCCAGAGCTTCAGCGTAGTAAAATTCGGCGTTGAAGATATCGTAAGAAGTGGATTAGTGAAAGAATATATTATTGCTAAAGAGCGCGCTAGTAAATTACAAGTGCACTCACCTGTGAGTTATGGAACAACTAAATTTGCAGTAGCATAATAAATAAAAGGAGAGATTCAAAGGGGCTTCGGCCCCTCAACTCCTAAGGTACAAAATTATGACACAACAAACAATAGACGACTATAGACTTAAATGGTTAACAAAACAAGTCTTTAGAGTGAAAGTAAAAGGTAGTGACTCAGACCAATATTTTAATTGGATTGAAGAAAATGTAACCGAGCGATCGTTTACACATGCCTACGATGTTGATGCTGATGAATATACATTTATGTTTGAATTAGCAGCACATGCTGACAGCTTTAGAGAAAAGTTTTGTGGTGATTCCAGAACGGTTGATATAGTATAAAACAAAAACGGAAACTACATTATGGCTTTTAAGCATTTTGAACATGGTATTGATTTACCAACATTAACAAGAAAAACAACAGAGGAAGGCCGAAGATATTTTACACCTGCGGGTGACGCTTATCCTTCTGTTACAACAGTACTTAGTATCTTAAGTAAAGCATCAATTATTGCATGGCGAAAAAGAGTAGGTGAAGAAGTTGCAAATCGTATTTCAACTCAAGCTTCTCGTAGAGGAACAGCTGTCCATAAAATATGTGAAAACTATATTGATAATAAAGAAGATTGGAAAGAGGGTGTGCAACCTGCAAATATGTACATGTTCAATACAATGAGAGCCGTAATAGATGAAAAGATAAATAATATATGGTTCCAAGAGTGTTTTCTTCATAGTGATGAATTAAGAACTGCTGGACAGGTTGACTGTATTGCAGAATATGACGGAGAGTTATCTGTTATTGATTTTAAAACATCTCGCAGACTGAAAAAAGAAGAAGACATTACTGGTTATTTTATGCAAGTTTCATTTTATGCAAAA